TGTTTCCTCGAAAAGGTAATACAAATCTTCTTCTTCCCACATTTACTACTCCTATTTTTTATCTATGTAAACTCTCATGTGAGTTGATTCACTTATACTTTGACCCCAATATGTAGCACCTGTTCCTCGTAGGCTAGGTTTAATATGTTGTCCTCGTACTCTCATTTTATATGAATCTTTATTAAGATACTTCTTCATGTTATCCACAACCTCTTGACCATCTGTGTCATTAGGTATTTCAGAGAAAATATATCTATCTCCTTGTGTGGTACATTCATTGTAGTAGGCATCTCTCCAACTAATTTTACCTTTAGTTTCTTGTTCTAACAACTTGTCCTTTTCATCTATGATACTTTCTAGTCTTTCAATTTTAGCAACCAAGTCTTTTGTTCTACCCATGTGCTTAGACCTATCTAGCATTTCTTCTTGTTCACATAACTTCACAAAGGCTCTAACCATGTGTTGAAAGTCCATGTGTGATATAGGTAAATGTCTACCCTCTTTTTCTGAATAGTATGTCTTATGATTCAAGTCATACATATCACTTGCTAGTTTACCTGTTTCTTTTGTTGCACCTAGCATAGTTACTACTCTGTGTATTTTCATTTTACTTCTCCTTCAAATATGGTTCTCTTAATTGTTCTACTAAAGCTAGAGCTTGTTCTAACTCTATGATATTACCATTTAATGCCTCTTGTATGGCACAATGTATAGACTCTAATTTTTCGTAGTCATTCATTCTACTTCTCCTCGTATGTTTCAATTAATTTATTAAGATACCATTGTGCTTTCTTCAAATCCTCTAAGCCATTCTTGTATCTAAATCTCCATAGGTACTTAACTATATTACCTTGTAGGTAGTAGTCAAATCCATCTACTAACATAGCTTGTAGGGCATCTATAGTTTCTATGCCTGCCTTATTGTAGTGAATAGGACTATTGACCATATCTGTAGATTGTTCTTCTTTTTTTGTTCCACTTAAATATTTCACTTGTTTCTCCTTCGATTTTTCTTCTAACTCTTTAAATTTATTTTTCATATATTCTAAATGTCTTACCATTTACCATTTACCCCCTGTGTTATTTATATCAATAAAAGTAGTATTACTTTCTTGAATCTCCTCTAGTATGTCATCATCCATGTCTTCACATAGATACTCTAGTGGTTTAAATCTAATATTTCTTTTTAGTTCGTAAAGTTGTATGTGCTTTCCATCTTTTGTTAAGACTTCGTTACCATCATCATCTACTTTGTAGAACTTAATATCTGCCACTAGTATACTCATTATTCATACTCCTTCTTCCATTCGTCTGTTGCATTAATTAACTTAGGGTTTACAGACATAATCTCACTTATGTAGGCATCTCCATACTCCCAACTATCGTATGTCATAGGGGATTTACACGCAGTAAACCATCTAGCATATTGATTTTTATCTTCGTTATCTTTTACTTGATATGTTTTAAGTATCTTCCACTCAAAGTACATACCATTACTAGGGTTGTCAATCCTATATGTAGCATAGGCATTGTCTATGTTTCTTGATTTACCAAATTGATTTTTAGCCATTAGTTTTCTCCCATTCTCTAAAGTTGTTGTAGGTTGTAAAGTATTTGAAATTAGTATTTGTAGCATATTTATTTAGCCATTCAATAAAAGCAGTCTTACCTTCTACTTGAAATGTATTACCACTTTTCATGTTATGTATAGTGAATATGTGATTCTTATACGTCATTAAAATCTCCTATATACTTGTTCCACTCCTGAGGTGTAACTCCATTGATTAAAAATTCTCTTTGTTCTGCGTCTAATTGTGGGAATATATCTTGCACATTAAACCCACCTATCTTATCGTATATATCTAAATGTTCTTGTAGTATAGGTAATTCCATTGTATTCATTTTTCTTGTTAATACAGATTGTCTAGTTACTTGTATCATTTTGTATCTCCTTCAAAAGTTTTTCTATATCCCACATTAAATAATCATATCCGTCTATTTGTGATTGAGCATCTATCTCATAATCTCTAGCCACTTTTATTATAGACTTTAATTTTGTAGCGATTGATTTCATTTTTTTATTTATCATATTAATAATCCTCCTCGTAACTTGGGTTATCTCTTTCTTGTTCATACCAACTCATAGCACTACTCATAATCATATTTGTATAAGTTATACCATACCCACTACCTGCCTGTAAAGTCTCTTTATCAAGTAAATGTTTATGTATATGTGTAATGTTATCCCAATTATCTAATATCTTTTTGCATAGATAGTCAAATTGTGTATCGTCTAGTACATTTTTATCATGTTCATAGTATAAGTATGAACTCATTAAATATATTGGTACTAGTCTATTGTTAGATATGTTATTTAATTCCATGTATTCTTCTCCATGCTACCCATGTTATTGCTTGTAATTCGTATGCCTTGATGCCTAACTTTTTAGATGCCCTAAGATAGGCTTTTTGAATATCTAGGTACTCACTCTTTTTAATGTTAGTATTAGGTGTAGTCAAGCCTTGTCTATCGTTGTAGTATATATTTCTAGCATGACCATCAATAGTAATATCTTGTTCATCTCCACTTATATTTCTAAAGAATGATACAATCTTTTTACCATTGAGTATAGTAATAGTTTCATCATAGCTTGGCATTGTCTCCAATATATGCCATGCCTTTTGTTTCATTTTATGATATGTACTAACCTTGATGCTATCCATATCTTGCCCATTGATAAAGGCAATACACAATTCTTCTGCATTGATTATGTTACGTTCCCATTTATTGTTAGGCGATAATGCACTCACTACACCTATGACAATATGAATGGGTAACTCTAATTGTGTCGCAATTCTTTTACAATCTGCGTTAGCATTTACATACCAAGTCAAGCCATGTTTTATTTCACTTGCATTAGCTAACTTGTATATTGCGATTATATTTTTAGTCGTTATCATGGGGTAATATCCTTCTATTGGTTTTTTAGTTTCAATATTCTATCCATAAACATAGCCTTATCGAATCTACTATTATGTCTTTTACAAAATCTCATTATATCTTGTATAACCATTTCGTCAAGGTTATTGTCTACAATTATAGCTACTAAATCTTCAAAATGTTTTCTAGTCATAGTTTTTCTCCACGTTATTATTAATTATTATATGCGTTATGTGTAAATATAAATGATAATGCCATACACATTATACCCATGTAGCCAAAGCCTAGTAATAGTGTCCAAAAGATTAACTCACTACTAAACAACATTGCTAAAGGGAATGTTACAATTATAGCATTTACATAGAAAAATAGCATTAGATATGAACAGTAGTCAGAATATCTAAGTAGTTTTCTTTTCTTTTCAAGTCTAGTCATTTTATTCTCCTATATAAAAAAGTGGCATGGAAATACTTTATTTGCTCTTGTAGTGTACATAAATTGCCTATCTCTAGGTTTAGTCCTACTAGTTAGGAATAATACAAAGTCATCATTCCCATTGTACAAAGTATCTTCGTTATAAAATGTATGTACTTTTAATGTGCTATTGGCTTTAATCATATTCATTAATATACCAATATCATTTTCTAAATTTGTTTTAGGCATAGCCTTCCATTCATTAATTACATTAGTTAAATTCATAGTTAGTCTCCTTCGTATAGTTAGAGGGTATAATGCAACGTAAGGGGAAAACGTTACATTATACTTCGCACTTATGCCTTCTTTCTAGTAATAGAATTGGCAAAGTCTTTATGGGATTTAACTTGGAATTCTCCAAAGTCAATAGAGTTATACGCACCTTTTAACTCTTTATCAATAGCAGTAAGTAACATTTCAAACATAGCAATACTTGTACTACCAATTCTCGCTCCAAATTCTTTTTTAACTTGCCTTGCACCATTACGACTAGCCTTGTATAGTCTAGTCTTAGACAAAGAAGTTTCAGTTACTTTCTTATACTTTTTTGCTATTCTTGAAAACTTTTTTTGGTTTGATTCAGTCAAGTTTTGACCTGTTAAACCTGTTGATTGTTTCCAATAAGTAGCATTTATAGTTTTAATAGCCATAGTTTTTCTCCACATGAAGTTAAGGTTAAGGGCATTATACCCTCAAACAATACGAATTGTAAAGAATAAAATTCAATTACTAGTCGTATATATCTTGCTACGATTAGGTATAAATTTTAGGTACTCAATCCAAGTATCTTTAACTTAAATTTATAGCTAACTTTACTAGTAATCTAGTTATGTAGATTTTTCCTCGCTTTCACTTTGATACCCACTCGATTGAGTTATTAAGGGTAGGCAGACTAGACAACACACAAAACTAGCCTCTTTTACTTTCTCGCACTCTTACCATTGACCACCCTAGGATTTCGTTGGTCGCACTTCTCCTGTATTCAACAAGCCTGTTACTTGGCACTTGTTTAGTCTAAGAGGTTACTACCCTGTTGGCACACCTAGTTAGCCCATGTCTTGCCCACATTTGGGTAAGAATTCGCATCTATCGTTTAGGGAATTTGCCCTTGATAGGTTCGATTTAAAGTTCGCACTTGCACTATGTTATAGACTTGTCGTTTGTCTTTTCTTATCTTGTATTCACCTTAACATTTTCTTTTCAAACTAGTCAAGAAGTTTTTTTTAAAATGTTTTAAGAAGTTTGTTACTGTAACGTTTATCTTAAAACTTAAAAGTTTTTTTGTTTCATTAGCAATTTATAAGACTTAGTTTCTTATGCTTATAAAAAGAAAGTTCGTATCTAAAAACTCTTTTTACTTCTTATCAGCTTGGCAAGTTTTGCCTTGATGATGAATACATTATGCACATACTTTTTAAATTATGTAAAGCATAAAATTAAAAATAATTAAATTAATTTACTTTATCTAATAAAATCAAGTAGTTACAAGGTAAAAAAAGTTAGGGTAGTATGTA